ATACACCTTTATGCCAAGCCAAGGAACTACCTGCAGGTACTCGTTACTTTGCTGGTGTTGACTGGGGTTTCACGGATCCGTTTGTTATCACAGTAAGAGCTATTACCCCTGAGGGAGTTCATTACCGGGTATCTGAGTTCTATAAATCACAGCTAACCATGAGCGAGATTGTAGAGATCTGTAAAGCACGTAGGCAGCTATTTGATATCGAAATGTTTGTATGTGATCCATCAAGACCAGATAGCATCCTAGAGCTTTGTAAAGCCGGTTTGCCGGCCTGTGGCGGGCAGAATGATATTAGGCTAGGGATCGACAAGCAAATTGAACTAATGCGAGATAATAAATGGTTTATGTTTGAGGATGAGAATCCCCATGGTAAAGATGAATACAACACATATCATTATCCAGAGCCTAAAGATCGAAAGATTGATGAGGATTCAAAGGATCAAATGCCAGTTGACGCCAACAATCATGGTACTGACTGCGATAGATATGTTACAATGTATATAGAAAATACTAATATGACTAACAAACTAGCACCAACCATCCCAGGCCAATCAAATAGGGCACCTAGAGATCAAGTAGAACGGTTGAAATGGTTAAAAAAAGGTGGTTCTAGTAGAGGAAACATGATTTAAAGGTTACAATATGCCATACTATGATTACCAGTGTATAAAATGTGAACATGAGATCGAAGTAATCAAAAGTATCTCTGAGTATGACAGTAGGGAAGATTGCCCTAAGTGCAATTCTGAGATGCAGCGACTCATTAAAGCCGGTTACTTTCTCAATGAGAAGGTTGAGGAGGCAACATATAACCCAGGCTTGGGGTGTGTTGTTAAAAACCGAAAGCACCGAAACGAATTAGCCAAACAACGCGGGTTAATAGAGGTAGGGAATGGCTGATAACAGCAAAGAAGTACAACAATCCGATAAAGATCGTGCCACGGTAAAAATGGGCGAGAAGATGCTGCAGGATGCTAAAAGGCATCGGCAGAAATTCGACTTTGATTGGATTCCTAACTACGAGTTCTTTCGCGGCAATCAATGGGATGAGAAGCGGCCAAGCTACCGTAGTGCTGAGGTTTTAAATGTAACCTGGGCAAATATACAATCAATTATCCCTATCTTGACAGATCCAAGGCCAAATATTGAGGCATTGCCACAAGAGCCAACCGACTTTGAGTTTGCTGAGATAATGACTCAGATTCTTAGAGCTAAATGGGATAAGGAAGTTTATGGCCAGATAGTGGCCGAGGCTCTAGTCGATTCTCAGATCTACGGTACTGCTATCGCAAAGGTGCCATGGAATCCAGATAAGCTTGACGGTATTGGTGATCTTGGCTTTGAGCTAATCGATCCCATGCACTTTTACCCGGATCCAAGAGCTAGAGATATCAACGACGATTTTGGTAAGTATATGTGTGAGGCAGTGCCCACAGATTTACAAGAAGTCAAAAGAATGTACCCCAAGAAAGCTAAGCTAATCGAGTCGGATGTGACTGATATGCAAGGCTTGCAAGACCAGAGGCATAATATCCATGATAGAAACCCTCGTGAGACTGTTGAAGGTCGACAAACTACTGTCGGTGGCGGGTATTCCAAAAGAGATGATCTTACTAATAAAGTACTTCTTGTCACAATATGGCTACACAGCGATGAGATGGTTGAGCAAGAAATTGAAAGAAAAGATAAAGAAGGTAAAACAGTTAAAGCCTTCCAAAGTAAAAAGAAATACCCCAGAGGACGAAAAATAGTCTTTGCTAACGGTATATTGCTCGAAGATAAAGAGAATCCTTATTTAGATGGCAAATTCCCTTATAGCCGTTTGATTGACCATACTATGCCTAGAGAATTCTGGGGTATGGGTGAGATTGATCAGCTTAAAGGACCACAGAGACTTATCAATAAGATCTCTAGTTATATGATGGATATTCTGAGCCTCACAGGGAATCCTGTTTGGATGGTTCCACTTGAAAGCGGTGTGGATACACAGAATCTAAGCAATCAGCCTGGTTTGATTGTAGAGCATAATGGAGCTGCAAGGCCACATAGAGAACCTGGCGTAATGCCTAGCCCAGTGCTGCAGAGTATGCTTAATCAGTTTATGGAGATCTACGATAAGATCTCAGGGATTAACGATGTTTCACGTGGTGCAATACCTTCTGGCATGTCAGGGATTGCCTTTGATTTAGCTAGTGAAGCTGCTCAAACTAAGATTAGGCTCAAGTCTAAAAACCTTGATGCTTTCTTGACCAAAGCAGGCCAGTTGATGGTATCTAGGATCCTGCAGTTTTATCAAACAACCAGGGTTATCAGGTTGACCAACAATCCAAATGCACCGACTTTCTTTAAGTTTGCGATTGATGAAATATTTGACGAAAGCGGTGAGAGTCAGCAGGTAGCCACAGTGCAACCAGTTGAGGTACAACCAGGCCAACCTCCATTAGGCGGGCCAGTGCAACAACTATCTATTAAGAGCAATCTAGATCTAAAGATCACTACAGGATCAGAGCTACCACTTAGGAAGGCTAGAAAAACTCAGAATGCTAAAGAGCTATTCCAGCTCGGTGTTATTGATGAGGAAGAACTACTGGAAGCTATGGAATGGCCAAACAAAGAAAAGACTATTGAGAAGTTTAAGGGAAGGCAACAGCAAGCTCAACAGGCCGCACAAGCTGAGGCTCAATCTGTTCAGCAGCAAGCCCTAGAATTAAAAGCACAACCGCAAGCACCGGCGCCCGGTGTAGCGTAACTGAATATCTACTATCTGACTCCCATCTGAAACCAATCTGAAAAATTAATCAAAGATCTCAATTTTGAGCAAATCTTTATGGGAGTTTATTATGTCTGACATTGATGTGGATGCTCTATATGAGCAAGTGATGAGTGCCGAGCCTAAAGGCTGGGAAGGTGAGGGCCAATCGACTGAAGCCGAAACCGAGCCAGGTGAAGGGGCAAACGCACAAGAGGAAACTCAAGAAACTGAAACCTTACCGGAAGGCGCAAGTGATGAGTTTATGGAGCAGCTAAGGGCTGCAAACATTCCTTTGAAAAGAGGCGACAAGGAGCACTTCTTTGATGGTGAAAAGGTAATCAATCTTGCTCAGCAGGGCTTTGATTACAACACTAAGAACAGAGAATTGAAACAACAGCGCCAAGCTTTCGATGAGGAAAAAACACAGTGGGAGAGCGATAAAGGAGAATCTAACGAGAAATTCGAGGAATATGCCAAGTACGATGAGTTTTTAAAGGCAAACCCCCAAGTTTTTCAAGAGATCCAGAATCGTTACAACCAACAGCAGACAGGCCAAGATCCTAACGCGATGTTTCAGATGCCTGGGCAAATGTCACCGATGGTACAGCAGTTACAAGAGCAGGTCCAATCATTGCAAGACCGAGTAGCTAAAGACGATCAGACAAAAGCTGAGCAGATGGAAGCGCAGAAGGAAACAAAGCTGGATGAAACTATTTCATCGTACAAAGATAAATACTCTAGCTTTGATTGGGATAAGTCAGATGAGCATGGATACAACCTTGAGCAACAGGTGCTTAATCATGCAATCGATAAAGGGATAAAAGACTTTAAAGCGGCAGCTAACGATTACATGTTTGAGGAGCATCTTAAGGTAGCTCAACTGAATGCCCAGGAGAAGGCTGGTAAAAAGATACAAGCACAGAAAAAGATGGGCTTGGGTGAGATCAGAAGCGAGCCGATGCGGAAAATGCCCGAGAAGTCTACAAGTAGGCCGGGTAATTATAACGACGCAGTAGCAGAGATCGCAGCCGAGTATGGAATTAAAGATTTATAACATAAAGGATTAAGAGATGGCTTTATCATATGACGAGATCACGGCAATAACTGAAAAGAAGTTCATGCCAAAACTAGTTGATAATATTTTCAACAAGAATGCTTTTCTAGCTCTTTTAAAGAAGAATGAGAAGGCACAATCTGGAGGCGATAAGTGTATCGTACCTCTAAACTACGCAAAGAATGGTACTGGTGGATGGTATGAGGGTGCTGAAACTCTTGACACCTCTGACTCAGAAGTTATCACGGCTGCAGAGTTTGACTGGAAGCAACTTTATCAGAACGTAGCGATCACAAGACGTGATGAGCTTCGAAACTCTGGTGATGCAGCAAAGATCAACTTTGTTCGGTCTAAGATGGAAGTGGCAGAAAGAACTATCAGAGATAGCCTTAACACTGCTCTTTTCAACACAGGATCTGATAGCAAGCAGATTGCTGGTATCAATGCTTTCTTATCAACTTCTAGCAGCTATGGTGGAATTTCTCAAAGCACTTATAGCTGGTGGGCAGGTCAGGTTGATAGCTCAACTACTACTTTAACCCTAGCTGCTATGCAGTCTTTATGGGGTGATTGTGGTGAAGGCACTGAGTACCCAAGTTTACTACTTGGCGATCAAGACATGTATGATCGATACTGGAATCTTCTCCAGCCACAGCAACGCTTCACTAAAGAAGGCGACGGCGGGTTTAAAAACATCATGTTTAACTCAGCTCCTTTTTATGTAGATGCGGCCGCTACTTCTGGCGATCTTTACATGCTTAACATGGATTACTTACACTTGATGCCTCACAAAGATGAGAACTTCCGCTTTGACGGTTTTATCAAGAGAGATAATCAAAACGCCAGGACAGCAAAAATATTCTGGATGGGTGTTGTAGCAAGCTCTAACAACCGTCGCCACGGTAAATTAGACGCGATAACTGCTTAATTGAATGAGTTGAACTAAATTAAAGGAGAATTAAAAATGGCTTATTATAGTAATGATCACGTACGATTTGGTGTTACCATTTCAGGGACTACATCAACATTAGGTGTGAACGATCCAGAGTTAGGATCTAGGGCAAACATCGCAGGTAACGAATATCTGTTTGTTTACAATGCTGGCCTAGCTGCTGGCATCGGACAAATCGTAGCTATTCAATCTGGTGGATCAGGTTACTCAGTTACTGCAAGTTCAGTAATTGGTATTGATCCAATTGCAGGTGTGGCTAAGAACGTAGCAATTGCAAACGCTAAGTATGGTTGGGTTATGACTCGTGGCTTTAGTAAAGTCGAGTGCGTATCTAACACGCTTGGTGGAGAGATGTTAATGGCTGGAACTAACGGCCAAGCAGCCGATCCAACAGTTGCAGCGGCTACCGGTACTACTGGTTTTGTCTTTGCTAAAACTATGGAAGTTACAATCGCTTGTGGCGCAGCCATGAGTTATGTCAACTGCTTCTAATTAACTGGGGGGTGAAAGCCCCCCTTAACTTTCTATAAGGATTATACGAATGCGTAAGATGATTGAAATGGACTTGGATTATATGCCTTATATTCCTGCTCCGAAACAAACAGCAAAGCAGCTTTTTAAACAGGCTGCTAGTAATGATGAGGTAACTGTTAACTCTTGGCGTGACCAATGGATTAGTCAGACTAAGGCTAATCATGAAAGTCATGGGCCATTTAAAGATAATAGCATCGGAAGTTTGTTTGGTAAGGAGCAAGGTAAAGCCTGCTTAGTAGCTGGCTCGGGACCAAGTCTAGGAAACAATGTTGAACAGCTAAAAGATAAGGGTGATATCCCTCTAATTAGTGTTTTACATAATTTTCATTACATGGTGGATCACGACGTAGACGTTGATTACTATGTAAGTCTTGACGCAGGTAATGTCACCATTGAGGAGATATCTGAAGGTGGTGATCACGACCATGAGTATTATCTAGAAAAGACTAGGGATTGCACGCTGCTTTGTTTTATTGGAACTCATCCTGAATTACTCAAGAGCTGGAGAGGCAAAGTATTATTCTTTAATTGCCCGATACCAGACAAGAGTATTACAGAGGAGTTTAACAAGATTGAGCAGTTCGATGTATATGTCTCTAACGGCGGTAATGTCTTAGGTGCTGCTACCTACGTAGCTAAAGTCTTGGGATGTATGACAGTAGGCTTTTTAGGTGCTGACTTTTGTTTTGATTATATGAAAAACTTTCATCCATGGAAGTCTAAGTATGATGGCAATGTTGGCAACGCAATGAGGGTGACTAATGTTCACGGTCATTCAAGCCTTACATGGGGTTCTTATTATAACTTCAAATGTTGGTTTGAATACGTGGCTATGACTTGCCCAGGTATTTGGGTGAATTGCTCAGAGGGTGGTACTTTAGGATCACATCCAGAGGGTAACATTCAGCAGATCATTCAAATGCAGTTAGCTTATTTCATTAACGCCCATAATTTGAATAACCCAATTGAGTATCAATACTCTCATCCAGAAGATGGTAAAGATCCCAAGGATGACCAATTAAAACTATTATTTTAGGAGAATAAAATGGCTTATACAGTAACTAAAAAAGCTGCAACCGTTATGGGCAACCAGCGAGTATGGCAAGGCGTTATCACTGCTGATGCAACAACTGGTGTTGTAAGCTTTGGTTTCAAACAATTGTTCAGTGTCTCGGCTAACTCTAAGAGTGCTGCTAGTTCGTCAGAACATTTTTCAATTAATGAAGATGCTGTAGGAGCTGCTAGTGCCGGTGATTTAGCAATAACTGGCGCTGCTAGTGGCGATGATTTTAATGTAACTGTTTACGGGGTTTAAAAATGGCTTTACCACAAGTGTTCGATGCGAGCATGGCTGATGGCGCCACGTTAACATCTGGAATAGATCTTGGTGGGGTTTATGAAGATATCTATTTGAAAGTACCAGTAAGAGCTAGTGCTGCAAATATTTATATTCATGGTAGTGTTGACAATTCTACATTTTTTAGGATTGCACACCCGCCAATTAACTCGGCAACAGTAGCGATTAACGACTTTGTAATTCAATCGGCTACTACATCGCGAATGGTCCCAATACCTAACGGTTTTAGGTATCTGAAAGTTGAGATTAGTACTCTAGCCTCAGCCGACGTAGGGTTTGAGATTATAGCACAGCGTAAATTATAATATGTTTAAATAAGGAATGAGACTATGAGCCAAGTAAAAGTATGGAACGATTCAGACCGTGATTATGTTGAGAGTTTTAAGGGTGAGGAAATAGTTATTAGATCTAAGAATTATGTAACTATGACTAGAGCCGACGCAGTTACTTTTCAGGGTACATATACCCCGGCTAGGCGCGACGGTGTTGGAAGATCTTTGAATGAGAAACGAATCAGGTTAGAATATGACCTAGAGGCTGAAGCCAAAAGAAAAGATCAGCCAGTGGTTAAGATATGCGAAGTAACCAGAAAAGAGTTTAGAACGTGGCAAGGCTGGGAGAATCATCAAGCTGAGCTACACAGTCAACCAGAAGCAGAGGTAGCTAATGTCAGTAAGAACACACGGGGTAAATCTACCGGTAAACGGAAGCAACCTATTCTCTAGGGTTTGGGGGGTTGAATCGCAATCCCCTAACCTTTCTAGGCCAAAGAATCCAGTACAGCTAATTGGCCGTTGGGATATGAAGCTTTTCGGACCTGATGGCAAGTTAAAGGATGCTCGAAACGGTACTAATGTCATAACTGATAATGGTATCGAGTTTATGTCCTCATTTCTAAACAGTGCGGCTACTGCAGCAAGTACCTTTACCATGAGATATTTGAGTATTGGGAGCGATAATACAGGAGAAAGCTCAAGTGATACATCGCTGGGTACGGAGCTAAGTCGCCATACTGGAGTAGTTTCTAATAACTCTGGGGGAATCTTCGAGATCAAGGCTACGTTTGCTACCGGCTCAGGTACAGGCTCTATTGTTGAGTATGGAATATTCGACGCTAATACTGGTGGCACGATGTGGGCTAGAGATACGGAGGCAGCCATCAATAAGGGAAGCAACGATATTCTCGAGGTGACGGCGCAAGTCACGCTAAGCTAGTGTTTTTACTAAGGGCATTGGTTACTGGATAAGTTATTTATATATGTTATACTACCTCGGAAGGAGGCTATTATGGCTAAATATAAATACTGTAAACATTGCGACAAGAGAATTGCTGGTCATAGCAAAACAGGATATTGCCGGGAGCATTATACAAAATATGGCCACGATAAAAAATGCGAAGTTTGTGACGAAGTTTTATCTTTATCGAACAAAAATGGACTATGCCGCAAACAT